TGACCGTCAATGAGATGCGGCAGTTAGCATATCTTGCTCGCAGCGTTCTGGAAGTTTCGGAAAATAAGCTTGCTGAGCAGAAATTCCGTGGCGGGGCACAGCCGGATCGACCCGTATCCAGAAAGTAATGGTCCGGCACTTTTCAATTCACCCAGGGAGTTCTTTATGTCCGATACCACCGTTCCCGCCGATACCGGCGGCGCGGCAGACACCTCTGCGCCTGTCAGCGAAGTTACGATTAATCCCAGCCCAACCTCGCCGCCGTCCCCGCTCGGACCGCAGGCGCCACAGGCGCCGGTCGGTGACGTCAAGGGGTCGCCACACCACCCAAAGAGCGCCCGCGAGGCCATTCAGGACGCTTACGACCGGGCGCTCAATCCGCCGAAGCCACAGCGGCCCAAGGAAGCAGCCAAAGAGCCGGCAAAGGCCGCCGAGGCCAAGCCGGGGCATAACAAGCCGCCTGAGAAAACCGATGCCGAGAAACCCATCAATCTGAAGAAAAGGCCCGACGACCAACCGCAGCTTGAGTTGCAGCCGCGCGGCGACCGTGGCCGGTTCGCGCCCAAACAGGAATCCGCTGCCGACAACTCCTCCCTGCCGGCAGCGGGGGGCGACGGTGCGCTAGCCTCCCAGCCAACACCGTCGCCTCTACCCCATGATGCGCCATTCCGGGAACCGCCGCCGCGAATGGGCGACCATGCCAAGAAGGAGTGGGCAACGGTGCCGGAGAGCGTGCGCGGCGAGGTGCACCGGATGCACCGGGAATTCGCCCAGGCCTACGAGCAGTACAAGGGCGCCGCGGAAGCCTTCGCGCCGATCGCGCATTTCCACAAAATGGCGCAGGATCAAGGGACGACGATCCAGCACGCGCTTACCAATTATGTCGGCATGGAACAGAAGCTCCGCGCCGATCTGGTCGGCGGCTTGGATCTGATCGTTCACAATCTCGGGCTGAAGACGGCGGACGGGGAACCGATCGGGCTCCGTGACGTGGCCTACCACGTCATGAGTCAGACGCCGGACCAGCTTCGCACGCTGCAACAGGGCAATACGGTCAATGCTGCGCAGCATCAGATCGGCGAACTGCACCAGCAGGTAGCCAACCTGACGAACCAGTTGCAGCAAATGCAGTACAGCCAGCAGTACAGCTATACACGCTCGGCGATCGACGTTTTTGCCGACAGCCACCCGCGGTTCGATGAACTTGCGGCGACTATCGATTTGGAACTAAAATCAGGTTACGATCTCGAAACGGCATACCGGCGGGCTGAGTTGCTCAACCCCGCCACCCATGCGGCTCAGACCCGCACCCAATCGGCTCAGACCCGAGACCCCGACCGATCAATCTCCGGCGCGCCCGGAGGCGGCACCAATGGTGCCACGCCGTCCAAGCGCGGAGAACCACGGTCACTTCGCGACACGGTCGAACATGCGACTCGACGTGTCAGTAACGGTTTCTGATCCTTTGGAGATAACAAATGCCTAACATCAATAGCGTTGCTGCGTATCAGCAGATTCTATCAATGTCGCTGGAGGAGCGTTCCTCCGGCTACGAAGACCTCGTCTCGAACAACAACGCCCTTCTCGCCGTGCTGCGGCGAAAGGGCCTCTGGCAAACCTACTCTGGGCCGAAAATCCGGCAGACCCTGCAAGTCGGCAAGAACAATGCGCAGTGGTATTCCGGTTACGACCAGCTCCTGAATCCGGCGATCGACCTGTTCAACGACAGTGTGTACGATCCCAAGATGGTTGTCGTGCCGGTGATTTTGTCGATGCAGGAAATCCTCAACAACGAGGGCCAGAACCAACTGATCGACGTCTATGAGGCCTACATCAAGTGTGCCGAAAAGGCGCTGGAAGACGCCATGGACGCCGGCATCTACTCGGACGGCACCGCCAACGGCAACAAGCAGATCACCGGGCTTGCCACCGCCATTCCTGTCACTACCACGTCGGGCGTGTACGGTGGTATTGACCGTGCCACCGCCACGATCTGGCGCACCACCACCTTCGACCCGCACGGCACCGCCGGCACCGTCACGCTGGCGCCGTTCGGCTCGCAGATCACTTCGACGACAATCCGGCCAATGCTCAACTTTGCAATGACACGGAATTCACGGGGCCGGGATTATGCCGATCTCCTGATCATGTCGCCGGAACACTACGCGGCCTATGACGCGGCGACCCTCGCAATCCAGCGGCAGACCAACGAGACGAGCCTCGGCAAGCTGGGCTTCTCGGCGCTGGAATATATCGGCGGCGGCAAACGGGCCGAGATCGTGCTCGACGGCGGTATCGGATCCAACATGCCGGCCAATACGACGTTCGGCCTCGATACCAGCTCGCTCCGGCTCCGCTACCACCCCAACCGGAACTTCGACAAGCTGTTCGAAGGGGATGGCATGATGCCAATCGACAAGGACGCAATTGCCCAATTTATAGGCTGGATGGGCGAACTGACCATGGAAAACCCACTGTTCAACTGGCGGATGTACGATTCTAACCCGGCCGCTTAAAGCCCCCAAGCGACTGGCAAGTCCGGAGTTGCTGCTATACCCCAAGCCCAGGCAGCAACTCCGGCACCCTTTAGTCAAACACATGAGGACACCCATGAGCGATCGGTTATCTATTGAAGAGGGGTTGGCGCGCGGGTTCCACCTGACTTACAGCGTGCTAGCACAAGGGTTCTGGAGGTGGGTTGGTGATGGGTGGGTGAAAGATGACGAAGCCAATGACCTTTTCGTGAAACAACATGAGGATATAGACCATGCCGCGCGACCCTGACGAAAATCTGGTAGTGACGTTTAGATATCATCCAGAAGAGAATGCCACATTAAGCCTGAAGGAAGGCCGCCCGATCTTTGAAGATGTCGAGCAATGCGAAATCCGTGCGCCCGGCATGAAGGACGTCAAGGTATTCCCGGCGCATTTCTTCTCGCACTGGATTACCGACCCGTTTACCGGTGGCCAGCGTCAGGTCACCTATGCCGAGCGCTTTCAGTACCAATACCGGCAATTCCAGGCGCACGCCGCGCAGACCAAGACCGGGACGCCGCTGGATTATGCCAAGTTCCTGACCCCCGCGCGCCGCGCCGAGCTGCGGGCCATGAACGTCTACACCGTCGAGGCGCTGGCCGCGATCGAAGGTGCCGAGCTGAAAAACATCGGCATGGGGGGCCGCGACCTGAAGAACCAGGCCGTCGCGTATCTGGAAGAAACCAAGAGCGGCGCCGTCAGCAAGCAGATGGAAGTCGAGATGGAGGCGCTGCGGACCCGCAATGCCTTGCTGGAGGAAGACGTTGCCACGCTGCGCTCGCTGAAGGCAAAGGCCGAGGCTGAATTCGCCGAAATGAGCGACACGCAACTGAAGGAATTCATTGCCGCACACACCGGTCATACCCCGCTCGGCAATCCTAACCGCAAGACGCTGATGCGGATGGCGCTTGAGGCCCGGCCCGGCCATACGGCGGAACAGGCGGCATGACCTTACTTTCCGTTGTCAAGGATGTCTGTCAGGTCGTCGGTGTGCAACAGCCGACGTCGGTATATGCCAACATCATCGGCAACCGCACCATGCAGGAAATGGCGGCGCTGGCGACTGAGATGGCCCAGCGCATCGCCTGGGACAGCGGCAAGGACTGGACGATACTGAAAAAGGTGGCGACGTTAATCGGCGACGGTGTCAGCGATGGTTTCGACTTGCCGGCAAACTACAAGCGCATGCTGCTGACGTCGGAGGTTTGGGGGCCGACCTCGACGCAACAGCCAATGACCTACATTGTCGATACCAACGAATGGGTGCGTAGGCGCAACCAGTCGTGGGTTGACGCTTTGGGCGAGTGGACGATGCTCGGCGGTCAGATCGTCATCCAGCCGATCATGGGGGCCGGAAGCAGCGCCACATTCGGCTATCTCAACAAGGATTGCATTACGCTGGCGTCCGGTGGTGTCGGCGACACGTTCATGGCCGACGGCGATAATTTCATCCTGGGCGACCGGCTGCTCAAGCTCGGCATGATCTGGCAGTGGAAGGCCAACAAGGGCTCGCCCTATGCCGAGGATCTGGCTACCTACAACGACGCCCTTAACGTGGCCATGGGGTCGGAGAAACCAGCGCCGATTATCATCGGGCAGCAGTCGTTTAGAGATGCGGCCTATCCTAATGTCCTGTTCGTGCCATGACCCAATATGCCGCCTTTCGCCGTGTCCCGGTACCGCCGCAGGCGGCGCAGCGCTACCAGACCACGATCCTCCCGGCGCCAACCCGCGGACTGATCGACTCTGAAAACCTGACCTACATGCAGCCGGGCGGCGCGGTAGTAATGGACAACTGGATTCCGACCATGCAGGGCGCCAGGATCCGCGGCGGCACCACCCGCTGGTCGACGTTGCCGGAAACTACACCGGTCATTTCTGCTTTTGAATATGCGTCCGGCAACATTCGCAAGATGTTCGCCGCCAACGCCACCAAGCTTTACGATGTTTCGTTTTCCGGCGTGCCTACCGTGGTCGCTTCCGGACAATTGTCCGGCAACTATTCCGCCGTCCAATTGGCCAACGCCGCCGGCGACTGGCTGATTGCCGTCAATGATGCCGGTGATTTCCCATTACGGTATGATGGCACGACATGGACATCCCTAAGCTCCGATGAGATCAACGGCCCGGCTGGCACACTGGTTGAGCACGGCGGCGGGCTGGTCAATGTCTGCAAATACCGGGGCCGACTGTTTTTCATCGAACAGGACTCGATGAACGCCTGGTATCTCGGCATCGATGCAGTTGCCGGCACGCTATTGCAGATTCCGCTATCAGGCTCGGCAACCAAGGGCGGGAAACTACTGTTCTGTGCGTCATGGTCGGTGGACGCCGGCGACGGCCTGGATGACAAGCTGGTATTCATGACGACCGAGGGTGAAGCGCTGATTTTCAGCGGCTCTAACCCGTCCGATCCGAATAACTGGCGGCAGGAAGGTCGCTATCAGATTCCGAAGCCGATGGGGATGAACGCTCATATCTCGCTTGGCGGAGATCTCTTGGTTGCGACGTTCGAGGGCATTGTGCCAATTTCCGCAGCGATCAACAAGGACGGTGAACAGCTCGAACTCGCCATGATCACCAAGAATATCAGGTCGATGTGGCGCACAGAGGCGACCGCCAAGCACGCCTGGGCTTGGACGATGGCGCGCTGGGATGAAGTCGGAGTCATGCTCGTGACGTGGCCGGGCGGCAAGCCCGGGGCGCGCTACTGCGCCATAGTCAATACTGGCACCGGCGCCTGGGCGCGGCTTCCCGGTATCGATGCGACCTGCTTCATCAAGCAGGACCATAACCTGTTTTTCGGGACGCAGGACGGCACCATTATGCAGGCCGACCGGACGGGGTTGGATGATGGTGTTCCCTATGTCTGCACCATCGTTGGCGGTTGGGAGGTATTCCAGACACCGCCGGCAACCGTCGTATGGCACCAAGCCCGAGCGGCCTTTATGGCCCGGCCGGGCGAGACGTTTCAGCCGCAATTGTCGGCGACTACCGACTACATCGTGACGGTGCCGCAGCCGCCTCCGGCCGGTCTGGATCCCGGCGTGCTCGATCTCTGGGACCAAGGCCTCTGGGACCAGGCGCTATGGGACGCGAACCCGCCGCCAAAGCCTACCGTGCGCAATACCGGCTGGGTCTCGATCGGACAGACCGGGTTTTCGCACGCTCCGATCGTGCAGATTACAATGGCGCAGCAGGCCAAGCCGCAGGTCGAGCTGATCTCGATCGGCGTTACCTATGAACGGGCGGGGGCCAATGTGTGAAGACATAGACCGCGAATACTATGAGGGGCTACTGCGCGAGATCGGCGACATCGTTCGCACGCCAACCAAAGCGACGGCTTACCGGACGGCCAATGATCATTATCAGGCAGACTTCGACATGATCCGAAAGATTGTCGCGATAGGGCTCGCGCGGGCAACAACCAATGTGTGAATACGTCTATGGCCATGATCAGATTGTCGGTGATTTCGTTGCGGGCTTGATCCCGCACTGCTGGCGTGGCTTCGGAGATAACATCAAAGCCATAGGTGTCCTAAGCGAAAGAGGCAGTCTGATTGCTGGTCTGGTCTACCACAATTACGACCCCGAGGCTGGAGTCATCGAAATTTCCGGAGCGGCGCTGCCGGGGGCACACTGGCTGACCCGCGAAACCATCAAGCGGATGTACACCTACCCGTTCCACATCTGCGGCTGCCAAATGGTGGTGCAGCGCACGCCGTCCGACGACGAGCGATTGCTCTACATGCTGGCCCGATATGGTTATAATTTCGTCACCGTCGAGCGGCTGTTCGGCCGAAACCGCGACGGTGTGGTATGCACGCTGACCAGGGAAGCCTGGGAAGGCAACCGATACAATCGGCGGCTTAAGCACCATCTTGCCACGCCGCCGCTCCAAGAGGAGGCCGCCTGATGAACAGGACCGAACTTTTGAAACTGATCGGCGATGGTGCTTACGGGGCGGACATTCCGGATGATGACGCTACAATGGAAGTATTGGCGCAGCTCGCCGCTGACGGCTTTGTTGTAAGCGAACCGTGTAGGTTAGACGATTTTTTCTACTTGACCCAAGCTGGAATTCAGCAATTGGAGTTCCGCTAAGGAGGCCGTCTGATGTTTGATCAACGATCATCGGCTGGCATGTTGCCGGCCTCTGCCTTCAACCAGCGCAACCGCATTGCGCAAACCATGATGAACATCGGCAGCCCGCCGCCGCAGGTGTCCCCCGGTGGTATGCCGCCCGGCTTCCGGATGGCACCAACCCCGCTCAAGTCCCTTATGGGGATAGAGCCGGGCATGTCACCGGGCTTCATGGGCGGAGAGCCAACGCCCATGCCGGGCATGGCTCCCCCGGCGGCACCGGCACCGGCCCTCGGTGGGTCGGCCGGGCCGATGCCGACGCAGCCACAGACGGCGCCCCCGGTTGATCCGTCATCCTTGTTCGCTGCACCGCCTACCGGCCCGTCGCCTCTGTTCGCCAAGCCGCCGACGTTTTAGGGGAGGATCGTTATGGGTAAGGCCTATGCTCCGCCACCCCCTCCATTCGGTGGCAATGACTGGGGTCGCTGGGGCCCGCCGAGGAAGCCGACACGGCCAAGGCCATCCGTGCCACAAGTTCCGGCGCCGTCTCCTCGCAGACAAAAAATCATCGATGACCTCCTAGAGGACGCCAATGGGCAAACCATCAGCACCGACCCCGCCTGATCCGTTCCAGACAGCGGCAGCGGCTACCGGCACGAACGTTTCGACCGCGGTCGCAAATGCGTACCTGAATAACACCGACCAGATAACGCCGACCGGGTCGCTGGATTATTCGCCGAACGGCAACCACTCATGGACCGATCCGTCGACCGGCGCGACCTACAACATCCCGACGTTCTCGGCGACGCAGACCCTGACGCCGCAGGGTCAGGCGATCCAGGACCAGACACTGGCCGCGCAGTACAACCTCGCCGGCATGGCGAATTCGCAGTCGAGCAAGATCGGCACGCTGCTGTCGCAGGGGATGAATTTTTCAGGCGCTCCGACCGCGGGCTCGGCGACCGGGCTGTCCGGGGTCGGGCAGGCTAACACGTCCTATGACCCCGGCGGTGCCATCCAGTCGACGTTTGGCGATGCTGGCGACATTACCAAGAGCTACGGGCCGGGCGATTTCTCGGCCGACCGGCAGCGGGTCGAACAGTCGTTAATGGACCGGATGAACCCGCAGCTCGCCCGCGAGCGTGGCAACATCGAACAGCGGCTGGCCGATCAGGGCATTCGCTACGGCTCGCAGGCCTACGCCTCGGCGATGGACGACTATAACCGCCAAGCCAATGACGCGCGGTTCGGCGCGATCGGGCAGGCCGGTCAGGAACAGCAGCGCATGATGGACATGGCCGCGCAGCGCGCCGGCTTTGAGAATTCAGCGCAGCAGCAGGAATACGAACAGGGCCTCGGCCGCGGCTCGTTCGCCAACCAGGCACAGGCGCAGCAGAATGCGCAGAATGCGGGGGCGGCTAGCTTCGGCAATCAGGGACTGGCGCAGCAACTGGCGCAGCAGCAATCGGTTTTCAATGCACAGAACGCGGCGCGCAACCAGTATATGCAGGAGCAATACGCGCAGCGCAATCAGCCGATCAATGAAATCACCTCGTTGCTGTCGGGGTCACAGGTACAAAGCCCGAATTTCCTCAATACGCCAAGCTCGCAGATCCCGACTACTGACGTTGCCGGCCTTATCAACCAGAACTTTGCGCAGCAGCAGAGCAACTACAACACTGCGTCGCAGTCGTGGAATTCGCTGATGG